GTTGTGCATTTAAGTTTAAGCGAAGGGTTAGACAACAACTTTCCTTTTGGTAACAGTTTATTAGAAACAATTTTTAAAGTATACAAGCAAAAAGAATTACTTGAAGATGCAATCATCATTTATCGAGTTCAACGAGCGCCAGAGCGCAGAGTATTCTACGTTGATGTGGGCAACATGCCATCACACCTTGCTATGCAATTTGTTGAGCGTGTTAAAACGGAAATTCATCAAAGGCGAATCCCATCGAAGACAGGCGGCGGAACATCAGTCATAGACTCAGCTTATAACCCTTTGTCAACTAACGAAGATTACTTCTTCCCACAAACTGCTGAAGGTAGAGGTTCTAAAGTTGAAACACTGCCAGGCGGAACTAACTTAGGTGAGATTGACGATCTAAAATACTTTACTAACAAACTTGTTAGAGGATTGCGTATTCCAAGTAGTTACTTACCAGCCGCGGCGCAAGATGACGTTGGCGCACAAATTAGTGATGGTAGAGTAGGTACAGCATATATTCAAGAACTACGCTTTAACAAGTATTGCGAACGTTTACAAAATCTAATTGCAGAAGTGTTTAACCAAGAGTTTAAACGCTATCTAATAGAAAAGGGTATTAACGTTGATATTGCAATGTTTGATCTTTTATTCCAACCACCACAAAACTTTGCAAGTTACAGACAAAGTGAATTAGATAATCAGCGTATTGGTACATTTGCACAAATACAAACTATTCCGTTTATTAGTAATAGATATGCAATGAAACGTTTCTTAGGAATGAGCGATTCAGAAGTTGCAGAAAATGAACGTTACTGGAAAGAAGAGAACGATGAGTTAATCACAACATCACCTACTGATGCGGCAGGCGAAATGCGTGGCGCAGGTATTACAGGTGCTGGTATGGATGCAGACCTAGATGCAAGCGTTGATGAACTTGAAGGCGGCGAAGGCGGGGAAATTGTTGGAGCAGGCGAAGGTCCTGACTCAGTAACCACCCCGGCACCAGAAGCCCCGGCAGAGGCATAAATAACATTATGATACTACGTGAACTATTTTATTTTGATAAAGAAACACTTGAGCCTACTGAGGACAAGTCCTACGATGCTACTGATGACAAGAGCATTGTTAATCGTGACGACACACGTAAAACACGGCTTACATTAAAACAGATCAATAAAGCACGTAGGGGTTCAGAAATGCACGCCGAAGAGAAACAAAAAGAATTATCATTTGTACGCCAAATGTATGGTATCCAAGCACAGCCTGAAATATAGGATTTTAAATGACCGTTGCTTTCGTAATAGGTAATGGCACTAGCCGTAAAGACCTTGAACTGCACTCTTTAAAAAAATACGGAAAAGTATATGCATGTAATGCAGTATTTCGTACATTTGAGCCTGACTACTTGGTTGCTGTAGATGTAAAGATGATTTTAGAAATTAACCATGCTAAGTATCAGATGAATCATCCAGTATGGACAAATCCAAATAAGCAATACAGTGGCATGCAAGGATTTAATTTTTTTCAACCAGCAAAAGGATGGAGCAGTGGTCCTACAGCATTATGGTTAGCAAGTACACACGCACATGATACTATATACATCTTAGGTTTTGACTTTCATGGCACAAAGGACGATGTGGGGAACCGCACAAAGGTAAATAACTTATACGCAGGAACACACAATTATAAAAAACAAGGTGAGCCTGCAACTTATTTTGGTAACTGGGAAAGGCAAACAGCATCAACTTGTGATGCACATCAAGGCAAGAAATTTATTAGAATAGTATCAGATAACGACGACTTTGTACCTAAGCAATTAAAAAAATGTACGAATTTGTCACACATAACAGTTAGCGAATTTAAAAGATATTATGATTTTTAGACGGTTTATTTCAAAACGACTCGTAATGAGGCCGTTTACCGTGTATTTTCTAATCATTATGTAAATAATATTAGACAGCCTTACGAAACTTAAATTATAGGAGAGAACAAATGGCGGATAACAAACTCGAGCAAATGCTTGAAAAATTAGTTAATAACGATCGTGCGGGAGCCGATGAGCTTTTCCACGAATTTGTGATTGAAAAATCACGTGGTATCTACGAAAAGATGCTAGAAACAGATTTAGAAGATCTTGAAGTTGCTGAAGAAACTGACGAAGAAGTTGATGAAACTACAGATGAAGAAGTAGATGAAGCAACTGATGAAGAAGTAGATGAAGCTTCAGATGACGAAGATCTTGACGAAACTACCGACGAAGAAGTTGAAGAAAACTTCGGAGAATTCACACCAGAAGCAGATCCAATGGGCGGTGACGCTACAGACGATATGCTCGGCGACATTGAAGCCGATGGTGATGAAATGGATATGGGCGACGAAATGGACGATGCAGATGTTGAAGATCGTGTAGTTGACCTAGAAGATGCACTTGATGACCTTAAAGCAGAATTTGAAAAAATGATGAGCGGCGAAGACGACAGCGAAGAAGCTGGCGACGACGAAGCTGACATGGATATGGATGATGAAGAAGAAGGTGATGAAGATGAGCAGGAAGAGTCTTATGAAACTTCCGAACTTAGCGATGAAGTACCGGCTTATGAAGGTACAAAGACTGAAGGCGAACAAATGCGTGAGTACGTAGAAAAAGTATCAGCACCAACAGGTGAAGATAACAAAGCTACATCACCAGTTGCAAGCAAAAATGACATGGGTGGCACAACTGCTAATATCGCAAAAGGCGGTACAGGTAGTGAAGCAGGCTCAGCAATGTCAGCTAAAGAAGATAATGCAGGGAACGTAAACGTACCAGGCGGAAAAGCTTCTAAGTCAATGTCAAACGCTAAAGCACCTGCTACAGGTGAAAAAGCCGCTAACACTAAAAGTGTTGTTGGCAAGTAATAAGGAACTCAGATGAATAAGATGTTTAATTTAACTGAAACACTATCATTCGACCAGGCAAAGATGGTCGTCGAGACTACTGAAAATGATGCAGGTGGAAAAGACTTGTATCTCAAGGGTATTTGCATTCAGGGAGGTGTTCGTAACGCCAACCAACGTGTTTATCCTGTAAGTGAGATTAGTAGAGCTGTCAACACGCTCAACGATCAAATCAAAGGTGGATATAGTGTACTAGGTGAAGTTGATCATCCTGAAGGCCTTAATATTAACCTTGACCGTGTAAGTCATATGATTACAGAAATGTGGATGGATGGCCCAAATGGTTATGGTAAGTTGAAAGTAATTCCAACTCCGATGGGACAGCTAGTTAAAACAATGCTTGAGAGCAACGTTAAACTAGGTGTTTCATCTAGGGGTTCAGGAAATGTGAAAGACGATGGAAGTGGCGAGGTCAGCGAATTTGAAATTATTACAGTTGACGCCGTTGCCCAACCAAGTGCTCCTGGAGCGTACCCAACTCCAATTTACGAACACTTAATGAATACTCGTGGTGGGTATAAGGCAATCAATATGGCTCAAGAATTACAGGGCGATGCAAAGGCACAGAAATACCTAAAGGAATCGTTGGTGAATATTATCAGCGGTCTCCGCTAACAAGGAGAAAAGAATGTTAGATGCACTGAAGACACTCTTTGAAAACAATGTTGTTTCAGAAGAAATCAGAGCAGAAATCGAAGGAGCTTGGGAGCAGAAGATTCAAGAGAATCGTATGCAAGCTACTGCTGAACTTCGCGAAGAGTTCGCTCAGAAATATGAGCATGACAAAGCATCAATGGTGGAAGCTATTGATACAATGTTAGAAGAAAAACTCGGCGAAGAGATTACTGAATTCGCAGATGACCGTCAAAAACTAGCTGAAGCAAGAGCAAAATATGCAGTAGCAATGCGTGAAAACGCAGGACTAATGCAAAAATTTGTGACGCAACAGTTGGGCAAAGAAATTGGCGAGCTACACGAAGATCAGAAAGCTATGGCAAGTAAATTTTCCAAACTTGAGAATTTTGTTATTGATGGATTATCAAAAGAAATTGCAGAGTTTTACGAAGATAAAAAAGATTTAGCTGAAACCAAGGTAAAACTTGTACGTGAAGCTAAAAGTAAATTTGCTGAAGTCAAAAAAGACTTTATTGCAAAAGGTGCTAACAAGGTATCGAAAATCGTTGAGTCCACTCTAAAGGGTGAAATCAACGCATTGAAGGAAGATATCGATGAAGCACGTAAGAACGATTTCGGTCGCAAAATGTTTGAAGCGTTTGCATCAGAGTACGCAACTAGTCACCTGAATGAAAATTCAGAAGTTGCAAAACTTATGAATGTAGTCGCAGTTAAAGACAAACAACTAGTCGAAGCAAGAGCATTTGCAATAAAAGCAAAAACTTTAGCTGAATCTAAGGCGAAGGAAGTTAAACGTATGGCACTAGTTGCTGAACGCAAAGAAACGATTGATGGATTGTTAGGCCCACTAAACAGAGCAGAACAAGAAATCATGACAGATTTACTGGAATCAGTACAAACAAACAGACTACAATCTGCATTTGACAAGTACCTACCATCAGTAATTGATGGTAAATCTCCAGCGAAGCAGAAGGCAAAACTCACAGAAGGCACAGAAATAACAGGCAATAGAAAACAAACTAACGTTAGTTCAAAGCAAGACGATAATGTCGTTGACATTAGACGTTTAGCTGGTTTAAATTAAGGAGAAAACTATGTCAGAACTATTAGAAAGTCGCTGGCTGGATACCAAGAGCGCACTTCTTGAAGGCCTAAGTGGCACCAAGAA